TTAAAAAAATTATTAGGTGACATTGACCAACAAAAATTTAATGAAATTACATGGACATTGCCACAAAATAAAAATTTATTCATTATAACAAATAAAGGTTGTCAAATGATTGCAGCCAAACAAGGTTTATATGTTCACTATGACCAACCAATAGTCATACAAGATAATATTGTTATAAAAGCAAAAGTCACAACTAAAGATGGTAATTTAATTGAAAGTTTTGGTGAAGCAAATAGTAAAAATTGTCGTAATCCTTACCCTATATCTATGGCAGAAAAGAGAGGGCATGATAGGGTTATATTAAAAGCCTGTGATGTTTATGGTGATATTTATAGTGAAGAAGAAAACAAAGAAGAATTTAATATTACAAAGGGTGAACCTATTGGTTTTCAAGAGGTAGAACACAAAAATAAATTAGATGGTTTTATGTATGAAATTGATAACATAAAAGACCAAGATGAGTTTGATAGTGCTTGGGGTGACTTGCAAGTAAGATTAAAAAGTTCTGGCTTTACAACACCGGACAAACAAAAAATTCATAGTCACATAATTAGTAAATTTAAAATTAATAATCAATAGGAGAAGATATGTTAAACAAAGTAATGTTAATAGGTAATTTAGGGAATGACCCTGATATTGTTAATGATGGTAAAATAGCCAAGTTGTCTATTGCAACAAGTGAAAGTTGGAAAGATAAGTCATCAGGTGAAAGAAAAACAAAAACTGAATGGCATAGAGTTGTTATATTTAATGAAGGTCTTGTAAGAATAACTGAACAATATTTAAAAAAAGGTTCTAAGGTTTTTATTGAAGGTAAATTACAAACACAAAAATATACTGACAAAGATGGTGTTGAAAAATATACAACTGAAATAGTATTGCAAAACTTTAATGGTTCATTAACTATGTTGGGTGAAAATAATGGTGGTCAAGCATCAACACCTTCACCTAAAAACAATGATGTTATAGATGATGATATTCCGTTCTAACCTATGAAGATTACAATAGATAAAGATACACAATTTTATATTATTCCAAACAAAGACATATTAAAGGTTTGTGTTAATAATGATTGTTTTGAAAAAAAAATGACTATTGATGGTTATTTTAATTTAATTACAAGTTGCTTAGATGCAATTCAAGAGTTAAGGCGTGATGAATAAGGCATTACACTCCACCATTAAAAAAATATGTTTTGACTATCAAGTGTCATTAACAGATATAAAATCATCTAGGCGTAATCCAAGAATTATTGAACCTAGATGGTTGTGTTGGGAATTATACAAAAACCACTCTTATCATTCATTTCCTAAAATTGGGTCAATATTTAATCGTGACCACTCAACTATAATTCAAGGTTTAAAAAAAATAAAAATAAGGTATGGTGACAAAGTTAAAAAGTATGAAGATTTTTACCATGCCGAAAAAGAAAAATATTCAGAAAAAGCCAATAATTAAAGATAGACCATGTGATGCTTGTGGTGAAATGATTGATATGAATGGTGATGGGTGGGTTGTGAACTTAAAAGGTCAAACTTTACATTATGGAGCATTTACACCACAAAAAGATAGGTGTTTTAAAAAAATTATTGAAATAAATGCTCGTACAAAAGAAAACAAAACTTTTGAATACTAAAACACCATTACTTCCAACTATCGCCTGAAAGCCACGAAACAAGGCTATATCGTGTTCCACCTAAAATTGGGTAAACTTTGTGCATTAAAAAGGCAGGAAAGCAAACCATGTCACCTTTTTGTCTTGGTATAACAAAATCATCAACATTATCTACTTCAATTTTTATATCACCACCGGAATAATCTTTTGTGTCACTAAGTTGTGTTATAATTGTAAGTTTTCTATTTGGAATATGTGTGTTTAGGTCTGACCAATTCAAGTCCATGTGGTTGTCATATTTACCACCCTTTTTATAAAATAGATATTGAATACTCTCTGCAAAACCTTTGATATTAAAATTGTAATATTTTTCGTTTACAGTTTGTCCAAAGTCACTAATTATTTCTGATACAAAGCCTAAATCATTATCATCTGCAGCAAATGATTTAACTTGCACATTTCTATACGCATTGTTTTGACCACCTGATAAACCACCCTCTATTGGTTTTCTTTTTTCCATTAAAGAATGTATTTTTTTTATTTGGTCATCACTTAACGCATTTTTAAGGTGCGTTACTTGTGGTGTTGACATTTCTAATCAGTTTCAGATTTTTCAGTAGTAATTGTAATTTCTATATCTTGACCTTTTGGAACATCTGCGTTCAAAAATAGTCTTGAAGAACTACAACCAATTAATAGAAATGTTGACAATAAAATTGTTATTGCAACACTAAAGCTACCTACTGATAATTTTGTAAATATATTCATATTTTCCTCTAATTATAGTTTGCACTATATTACCTCTTTACAATGCGTTGGGCAAACCAAAACGAAATGATGCAAGAAAATAATGCTTGACTTTCTTCTGACCACGCAGCTTGAATTGCTTTTAATGGTTCGTCACCTTCTTGTATACCAACAATAACCTGTGAAATGGTAACAACACAAAAAACCATAAACATACAATATGTAATGATAGGTCTAACACTTGCTGATAAAGCAGCAATAAATTTTGATGGATTGGCTTGAGAAAGTTGCTGGTCATGTTGATAAACAGCTTTTGTTTGTTCAGTCATTGACTTAACAGTTTCTTCTTTAATTTTTAAAGCAGATAACTCTTTTGCCATTTTTATTTTGTTTTCTTGAAGCAACAATTCATGTTTCATGTTTTGTCTTGCTTGAAAAAAATCTAACAATTTAGGCGTAAATCCACCTGCAAACCCTAATAGGCTTGACAATAAACTAATCATTTTTTCTTTTTCTTTTTAGAACCCATCTTTTTTATAGCTTTCTTTGTTGACATTTTTGTTGGTCTGCCTCTTTTAGAGCCATAAGTACCTATTCCTTTCGGCATATTCTTCTCCTTTATTTTTTCTTTTTGCGTTTTTTCTTTGGAAAACCAGCTTTCATATTTGCATAAGCCTTTGCAGATATGGTTGATTTTTTCTTAGAACGACTTGTTCCGGCTTTTTTTCTTTTATTAATGTTTCTATATAAACTCATTTATTACTCCTACCATTTGGTTCTTGATGACCAATAAGCTGCCGACATTTTACCTTTGGCAATATTTTTACCATGTCTTGCTTTAAAACTTTTTCGTCTTGCTTTTTGTTTTGCTGTTTTAGGATTTTTACCTGCACCACTTACGCCTTGTTGACCAAAACGAATTGTTTTTATTTTGTCACCTTCTTTAGCAACAACAACATGACTTTTTGTTTTATGGCTTGGTGTTCTTTTAGGTTTATTAAAACCGGAAACTCCTGCTCTTTTTAATCTTGGGTCTTTTGCCATAATTTATCCTAACTGCACAAACATTTGCCAAATAGTTTATCTTTTATCATATTAAAGGTGTTTTGTTCATTTTCAATAGTCATTTGATGTTGATATATTTTTTTTGTTTTATTAGTGTGTGGCATCATAAAGTGTGCAATTCTTTTATCTAATGCAACTAAAATTAAAAAATCAATTTGGTTATCAAGATAAGGTTTTTTATTGCTGCCATAACCTGTTTGAAAATTGTATCTTCTTGATTTTAAATTATCTTCTTCAAAAGGTTTTTTTGTTGCTTTTACTTGCACTCTCATTGGTTTTTGGTCAAACCATGCAACAATGTCATACATATCTTTGCTAACCAAGTCATTATCAATTCCATAGCTTAACAAGATAGAACTTGCTATAAGTTCACCTTGTAAACCAATTTTTGTGGACATCTTAGGTAAACGCTATCTTTAACAATAAGCCTATAGATGATGCACTTGCACCAATCATAATAGCTTCTATTCTATATAATCGTCTATCTATTGCCTCATACCTAGTTGAACAAGCGTCAACATGGTCATCAATTTTTTGGTTTACAGTTGCAGTTGTTGGTTTAGGCATTGGTTTTCCTTATTATAATTTTGTTATTTGACCTGTTAGGGCAATGCTAAAACTATCACCATTTGTATAAGTTACAGTTCTAATTTCCGTTTCTTCGTTTGTTGATGAACTTTGAAGGTTTGGGTGTTCTTGAAAACCATTTTCAGCAGTGTAAATAGTTTCTAAACTTTTACCAACAATAGGAATTGTAACAGTTTCAACACTAGAATTTGTGCTATCTTCATCTGTGTAATGATGTAAATTTTGATTTAGTTCTGTAAATTTAACTGATGTACCTTCTTTATCATTACCATCTAAAGTTTCATAAGTTAAACTTAATGATGTATCAACTAATGTAACTACAACATTTTCAGAACCACCATAATAATTATCGGTTCTTTTTAATAAATCCATTGGCATAATTATCTCCTATAAAAAATCTGGTTTAGTTGGAAAAGCAATATTTGGAAAACCATTTTGTGCAGGTAAATCCCTTAATGCTTGTCGATATGTTGTAGCTTCTGTTTTTTGTTCTTCTGTCAAAGAATTATCAGACAGCACAGTCCAATCACTTTCGTTTAATAATGTGTTTCTTTCTAGTTTTTTAAATTGCAATAATTTTTCTTCTAAATTTGGTTCTTCTTTATTATCTACTTCAATTTCAACAACTTTTCCAAGACTTGCATCATATACATTTTCTTTTGCCATGTTTTCTCCTTATTTCTTAATTGCGTAAACAGCTATTATACCTTCTTCAAAACTTCCACTGCCAGTATAAAAATAAAATTGTTCTGCGTAATCAGTTGTTGTTGCAGAACCAGCTGCACTAAAAGAACCCATTTCATTATTCATATAATTCCCACTTCCCCCTGTTCTCACACTTGCTCGATAGCTATAAGCTGCGTTTTTAAGATTATTTTCGTAAACTACTTTTGCAGTAAATTTACCACTATAACCATCTGTTCCACTATAGTTTTGTATTGGAGCAGCAGGGTTTCTGTAAGGATAATTTGCACCATACATTCTAAAAGACAAATAAGAACTAAAATTGTCAGCTGCTGTTTGATACTGAGTTCCATTGTAATTACCTGTAGCAATACCTGTAAAATTGTTTCCAAACATTACACTTGAACCATTTTTATAAGGTTTAAATCTTATATTATAACCTACATCATTTGTTAGACCTACACCATAAAAATGTATTTCGTAGGCTCTAATTTCACTTCCGGTTAAGCTATCAGGTTTAGAAATAATTACACTTGTGCCAACACCACTATCTCTTCTAAAATCTACAGCACCACAGAATACTCTAGGGTCACTGCTACCACCACCAGAAATAGATTTTGTTGGCAATCTTAGATTAGTTGTATTAATTGCTTCACCAGCAAGAGGATTATCAGGGTCATTTGCAATACTGCTATCAGGTGTTGTAGCTGTTGATAATGCTCCTGTAGAAGTTACATAATATTTTGTGCCATGCGTTAAAGATGATTGATTTTGTTCTATACTTTCACTATCAAATGGTAAGACAGATATTGTATCTCCTGCACTACCAGCTTTTTGTGCAAAACCAAACGCTAATGCTTTATTTGTAGTGTTTGTGGTAACTGAATGTGGTAAAGTTCCTGATTTAATTTTTACACTACTAGCAGTGAAACCTGTAGCACTGCTTTGTGCTATTTGTACCCATCTTCCTGCTTTAGCATCTGTAATAGCAGATAAACTAACAGTATCAACCATTCCCCAAAAACCATATCTTGAATATCTTGAACCACTATTACCATCATAACTACTTTGTGTAAGATTACTTTCTAAAGTAGGTGTTATTCCTGAAAAAGTATAAACTCTTAAATTATTATTTGGATTGTCATGAGGGTTACCACTTCCATCAAAACCTATAACAAATAACTTTTGATTTAAATGGTCATAATGAATAGGTATAGCACCCTGTAAATTTCCTGAACTATTACTTGTATAAATAAATCTATTCCATGCACTTGAACTATAACTAGTTTCTGTTAAATCATAGGCAACAACTTGAAACCTTGTATTTTGACCTGCAGTATAATTTGCAATAGAAAAGAATACTTGTCCATGACCATCTGCTGTTATGTATTCTCTATATTCATAGCCTTGATCAACAGTTCCACTACTAGTTAATTCACTTCCATAACCATCTGAAGCGTAATCAAATGTCCAATTAGCATTACCACTATTAGGTGAAGCCTTTAT